AGCAGCCCGGCAATCTATTGACGTTGAAAATATTATTAGAATCTACTACTTTTAAAGTATAAAGTGGGAGAATGGAATGCATAACTCACTAAGACAAAGGACAGACTCTGAAGTATTTTATGATGATGTGGTCTCAACAATAAGGTACGGATATCTTGTTGGAAATATACTAGACCAGAACATAGAGATGATGAACGCACACATCAGAAATATTTTAAAGAACAAGGGATCTATATCTGGTGAAGTTTATGCCAAGGCTCTCGATGATGTATTAGAACTAGAGGCAGAAAGAAAGTTATTAAAAGAAAAGTTAGATACTTGTGAGAATATATTTCTTACAGATGGATTAGGATAATAAATGAATAAAATAAAAAAGAGTGGTCAGCCTAAAGATTGGAGATTGATTCCTGTTCCTGATTGGGCTCTTGATTTAAGAGCAGGACAGTACTGGCCAGAAGATGAATGGATTGCTAAACTAGATGGAGAGGAAGAAGAAGATTGCTGTCGATTATCAGTTGACCAAATGTTAGAGTCGCTAACAGATAGAGAAAGGTCCATTGTAAAATCTATAACAATCGATGGTGATACATTCGAATCAGTTGCTTGCAAGATTGGTTTATCGAAACAAAGAGTTCATCAGATTTACAAAGGCTCTTTAGTAAAACTGAAAGAAAGATTGGGAGGTTTAAAATGGCTAGGCCTAATAGATTGATTGAAGCGCTGAAGAAAAGAAACTATAAAGACTTTCTTTGGGAGAGCATCTTGTGGGAATATCGACAAGCAAAGGCTGGTTCAACTACAACAAGACTTGGTAGCACAGCTCTACCAGCACTGATTAATGCATTGAAAGAGTTGGAAGCAGGTAAGGATGGAGATCAACCTATGCCTGAGAATATAACGGAGATTGAAGAATGGCTTACAGCACAAAAGAAGTAACAGCTGTTCTAGATAATCCTGCGCAGTTTATATCTCGATTGAAGATTAAAGATAAGACTGGTAAGCTTGTTCGTCTATATCCAAACGAAGAACAAGTAAGAGTTATAGAAGCGTTAGAGTCTGACAAAGATCTGATCATCTGCAAGCCAAGACAGATTGGTTCAACAACAATCATCGCAGCATATCTTTTCTGGAAAGCTTACACATCAACTGAACCTATTACTATTGCACTGCTTTCTCACAAGATAGAATCGGTCAGACATATATTAAGGATATTCAAAACATTCTATGACTCATTACCTTCATTCCTTCGCAAGCCACTTAGAGAAGATTCTGCATCGAAGATTGTCTTCGGTAATGGTGCTACTATTCTATGCGCATCTGCTAACTCAAGGGGTGGCTTACGCTCCTTTACTTGTTCTTATCTTTTGCTTTCAGAGTTTGCTTTCGCTGAAGATGCTGACGAACTTAAAGCAACAGCTGTCGCTGCAGTTAACTCAGGAAAAATGATTATAGAATCTACAGCTAACTATCATGGAGATCCTTTACATCTAGAGATAGAGAAAGCAGAACGTGGAGAAGCAAACTATGACTATCTTTTTTTTCGTTGGTTTGATCACGCTGAGTATATTTCTGAGGTTCCAAAAGGATTCTCACTCACAGAAGAAGAAGAAGAACTAAAAGAAGAATACGGTTTAACTGATGGCCAGGTAGCTTGGCGTAGAGGTATGGTTGAAAAGCTTGGTCTTGATAAGTTTAAAAGAGAATATCCTGCTTGTCTATCAGATGCTTATTCTCAATCAGAACAATCTTATTTTGTGGAGGAAGATTTAAAATATGTTACATCCATTAGAACTGATGGGAGATGGTCTTTGTTGTCTCCTGTCGATAGGAATGATAGTTACGCTATTGGTGTGGACGTTGGCTCGGGTACTGGACGAGATTACTCGGTAGCTATTGTAGTATCTAAAACAACAAACCAACCTGTTGCTATATTCCGATGCAATCAAACAACACCTGTAGAGTTAGCTGAAGAACTTCTCAACATAGCATCGGAGTTTAATAACGCAAAGATTCTGATAGAAAATAATAACGTAGGTATAGTAGTTAACCAACAACTTCCTGGAGGAATGTTGTGGACAGATTCTGCTGGAAAGTTCTGGACAACAAATCTAACAAATAAAAGATTAATGTTTGAGGAGCTGAGAGAATCTATTCGCACAGGATATATTAATCAGATAGATAACATCACCATATCAGAACTGAGATCCATAAAGCTAGACAAACATAATAACCTAGTATTAACAAGAGCCAATGGAGCGCACTGTGACTCTGCAGTTGCACTAGCTTTAGCACTTCAATGTTTAAAGATAGTAAGATTGCCAACAAAACCATATCTTCCTGATTGGGTTAAATCAAGAAAGGCTGATAAGATTATTTCATCTGCTATTGGTTTAGGAACAAGAAGATATTAAACTAGACGAATCATTTATTAATGAGGCATCATAATGACAAGATCAGAAAAAGAAACTTGTAACTTTGTAAGAGCTGTCTACCAGAATAATAATAACTACTGGAGAGATAACGCTTCTCTCATGCGTAAGTTGAAGAATGCTTATGCTAACAGAATGTTTGAAGATATAAGCTTCGACCCAACAAACATTCGTGTAGAGATAGCAGATAGTTATGCATTCATCGAAGGATATATTTCTAGTTTGTTTTCCAAATCTCCAGCAATAGAAGTTGGTAGAGATTCTGTCAGGAAAGGAAACGAGAAAGTTGTTAAGGCTCTTTGCAATCGTTGGCTATATGACCAGCGACAAGTTCTAGAGAATGGAAGCAGACTTGCTCTTATCTATCCAAACTCTTTCTACAAGCTAGCTTACAAGAACAGCTCAGTTATATTCGACAAGGTTTCTGTACGTTCTGTTCCACCATGGGAAGTCATTACCGATAATGATGCCAGCAAGTGGAATGAGCAGAGATATGTTGGTCATGCTTATTTCTGTCCTGTTGTAAAAGCAAAAGAAATGTATGGCGCTAAGAAGTTCAACGCTGTTGTGAAGGCTGATTACTTTGAACAGAATAGCAATCCATATAAGACTGCTGATACAGAAGATGTGCCTGATGAATATAAGTACATTGAGGTTGTAGAGCTTTATGATCTTATGTATGATTGTCTCTACATCTGGAGCCCAAACTATTCTGGTGGAGAAAAACTTCTAGATGAAGTTAGCCCAATCCCTGTCAGAACTTACGATGACGAACCACTTCCACCAATCGTTCCACTCTACTACGCACGAATGCCAGAGTCTCCAATGGAAGGTTATTCTTCCCTGTTCAGAATCTACGATCAGGTATTTGAGAAAAATATTATTCGTTCATTCTGGGCCAATGCAATCCGCAGAGATAGCAGACAGTATCTATACAAAGAGGGAGTTCTTGATGAGGAATCCCTAGCTAAAGTAACAGCAGGTGTAGATGGTGCAATGATCCCAGTAGATGCAGAATCTCTTGAGGGGATTATTAGACCAGTAGAAGTACCTGCTCTGTCTGGAAACTTTGATAGATATCTAGCTGCAGTAGAAGCAGACCTACAGAGAGGTTCTGTTCTAGCTCCATTCGTAAGAGGTGAAGCAACCAAAGCTTCTGCTACAGAAGTTGCTGCTCTTGCTAACTATACAGCTTCCGAGATTGGTAAGATGGCTAGAGAGCGTGATGAAGCTATTGAACTTATGTCTCAGATTTATATCAGAATGTTGATTGATCTTTTGAAGGCAGAAGATGCAGAAGATACAATCATCACTGAAGGAGAAGTATTTAGAATAACTGCTGAGAAGCTAGAAGGCAAGTTTAGATTTGCTGCATCTGATCAGTCCAATACTCCTGTTGCTTCTGTGATGAAGCGTAATGAGTTGGTTCAGTTGCTTCCAGTTCTGCAAGGTCTTGGTGTTGACGCAACCAAGATTAAAGAAGAAATCATACGACAGTTCGATCTTCCAAAATCTTTTGCAGAAGTTCAAGTTGAAGAAGCCAAAGTTCCAGCATCAGTTCAAGCTCCAGAAGCTCCACCACAAGGCTTGCCAGCAGAGCAGTTGGCACAGCAGTTAGCAGGTAGAGTACCTGAGCAGAACATAGCATTACCAGAGGGAGTATAATGCCATTAAGAGAAATAGCTTGTAAGTCTTGTCAGTCTATTGATGAAGATATATTAGGTATGTCAGAGTCTCCATCAGACTGTCCAAAGTGTGGTGGAGAAAGAAAGATTTTATTTTCCCTTGTAGCAAAAACACCTGGAAGGTGGGGAGATCAAACTGGAAAGTTTGGTGTCAACGGATTCTTTGATCGTGGACTTGGTGCAAGCTACCATACATCTATGGAAAGAGAAAAGATTGCAAGAAGCAAAGGCTTGATTCCTTTGGAAGATGTTGGCGGAGATAACTTTGTTGAGGCAAGATTATCTCAAGAGAAATCTATCAAAGACGAACAGGATAGAATCTTGCGAGCATATAAAGATAAAGTAGAGGCCTATGGAGGATCTAAAGCTGCACAGTGTAGAGCGATCGAAGAGATACTTCCTGCATCAGATTGTCTAGGAAATAGTGGTGCTGTTAAAGCACTATCAGATACAATAACCCCAACAACTATAAGTGAATAGGAGATATTATGGCAAAACCAATGATTGAAATAGAGATTGAGTCCGGTTCCAAAGAAGAAGAGATGAAAGGAATGAAAGGTAGAGTAGAGTCTGAAATAGAATCTGCTATTGAAGAAGAGGACCAGGGATTCCTAGATATGCTTTCTTCTGTACAGCTTTCACCAAAGGCTACCGCAGCATTGGTCACTGGACTAAATAAAGTTCTTCCCTTGTTTGGCATTCCTGCTGTAAGCGGAAAAGGATTGACTGCAGATGTAGCAAGAGGACTATCTATGATAGCTCAGGCAGTTACTGATGCATCAGCTTCTGATGAAGCTCCAATGGAACTAGTATTCTCTATAGAGGATCTTCAGGGTGGAGATCAGGCTGCCTTGGTTGTTGCCGGTAAACTAGATCGTATTTCTAAGACTCCATCGTTCAAAAAGTTTTTGAAGACAAAAGCTTCTGCTCCATCTCCAAGCGAAATGCCACCAGCAGGTGACCAGGTTGCTATGCAGAAGACAGAAGAAGAGTCTCCAAATATCGAAGCACTTTTTGCTTCAAGAATGTGAATAAAAAATAACAATATATAGGAGAAAAGTATGGGTGAAAATACACCAGTAGAAACCGTCGTAAGCGACGCTACTTCTACTGAAGCAGTGGCAGAAGTAGCAGATGTTCAGGCACCAGATTTTGAAGTTACATTAGAAGATCTAATGAGCGCTGATTTCAGCGATGATCCAATCATGGGTCAGACGCACAAAGGTTTAAAACCTTACAATGAAATCTTACAGCATATCCCTGAGGATGCCAGGAAACTTGTAGCAAATCTTCGAAGTATGGCTACACAGAAAACCCAGGAAGTTGCAGAGCAGCGTAGACAGCTCCAGTTAGAAAGAGAGTCACTAATAAAAGAACGTGAAGCTCTATTGAACGGAACATTCGCAAAGAATGTTTCAGAACTAGCACAAAGAGAAGTACAGTTTGACCCTTGGTCCGAAGAAGGAATGCAAGCAAAGATTCAGCAGGAAGCTGCCAAGATGTTCCAGCAGATGTTGAATCCTCTACAGACTGAACTTGAGCAGGCCAAACGAGGCGCACAGCTAGAAGCATTTAAATCTGCTAACCCAGACTTACTAACCTACAAAACAGAAATAGCAAAACTTCTTGTTGAGAGAGAAGATCTAAAACTAGAAGATGCTTACTATATTGTTAAGGGCCAGAAGGC